GGGCAAGTTTCGAGGTCACTCGCTTCAAAAGGGACGACAAGGTGTTCAGCAGGGACGAAGCTGCTGACCGCACGTTCCATTGACTCATCGTAATATACCTTTTTAAAAGTAGAACCCGCTAACGGCAGGTAAAAAAGCATCTGATCAAATTCCGGCGTGTACTCTTCCATCACACTGGTGATGTAATAATTCATAAACTCCTGTACACGCTGAGACTGTTGTTCCTTTTCAGTAGTCAAATCGCCCATGATGACCGTTCTTACGGGTCCGCCGGGCGGCAGCATTTCATTAAAGGCCTGTGCCTGAAATTGCGTGGCCGCTTCGGCCAGCAAAGGATGGGTAACGCCGGTTGCACCACGGAACGGCTGTGTTCGTTCCTCGTAATGAAAACCCAACAATTCCAACCCGTTGGCATAGGCATCTTCCCAATCCCCACGCGACGTTTTGTTAGCTTCAAATTCAGCAGTCAATTCGTTGGCAATAACGCCCAGTTCGCGGTCATCCAGTTCTTCCGCCAGATTATCGAAAAAGTTTTCAGAACCCCGTTCTCTGGAAGCACTTGGATCCAGATCAATAACCACACCGCCGTCTTCCTCTTCCTCTATCTCAATCCCCGCCGGAATGGCGTTTTCAGAAGAAAGTAAAGTTCCGGGCTGCTCGATTTCAATATCGAGTGCCATGTCTTCTATGTCCGGGTTATCGTTCCGTCGCTCTATCAGCGATACACGAGGATCGTTAGCCATATTCTCTGTCCTGATTTTTGAGCATTATATAAACATTGACCGTGCGGTTTCATTCATAGATCCCACGCCACCGCCATAAGCGTAACGAGTCATGTTTCGCGCTATCCCATTAAGAGAACTGACGCCGCCGCCTTTGGCGTATCTAAAATCTTTTTTTTCTCCAAACTTAGCGTTCTTAATTAAAACTAATGGGCCTACTTGAATAGCCGCATCCCCTTTAATAACGGGTCGCCCTTTCTCCCTATCAAAAAAGTATGAGTGCTTAGTGGGATTAAACCCCACTTGAGTCCACTCAGGATCGTTTAAATGTTTTTGAGCTAGACGATAGTTTTCTTCATCGGTTCTGTTTATCAACCTACCCTTTATCACAGCAAATGGGGTTTTAGTGCCCCCTTCCTTTACCTTTTTTGCTTTCTTTTGAAGCGTATCACTTAAAACTAAATCAACATCATAAAGAGCAGCAGTAGCTCTATGAGAAGTTAGCTGTTTGTTACCCTCTAGTGGCTTTAAAGTAGGGACCCAAACATCGTGATATCGATACGCATCAATATCTAATCTCAAACCTGTCTTCTGACCTTCTGGAAGTTCTACATCAATTTTTTCTTTTTGGTGTACGTTTAAAGCGTTATACATTTCATCGCGTGTAGCCGGAAAAGGAACAAATTCAAAAGGTGTTATAGCTTCGGGCCTCGTAGCCAACGGCTCTACGGGCCTTGTAGCCATCAGGGTTTCAGCCGGGAGCGGTGGGACCGTTTTTTCTTTAGTTAAAGTCTTGACCGCCCCCTTGATAATGGGACCGCCTGCGGCCCTGCTCAATACAGGCTGACCCTCTTCCTGTATTTTCTTCTTCATCGCGTCCGTGATATGCACCACGAAGCGGAAAGGTTCGCCGCCTGCTCCGTCTCCTTTTCCTTTAAACCATCGGCTGAGAATGCCTTTAAAGAAAGGATGCAAATGGGTATCTGCAAAAAAAGCATCTTCTTCTTTACCAACTTCGTCGGGATGCTGTTCGTAATACTTGCTTTCTTTTTCTTTAGTCTTGAATTTAGGCTTTACATAGCCGCCCAGATCCCTGACTATTTTCTTTGCCAGATTTGGAATGGTTTCTTGATAAAGGAGTTCAAGGTTTGTCTCGCCCCATCTTGTTACCTGATCGTTATAATTAGCAAAGACCACGTAGTCCTGCCCATTGTCCACGGCTTCCTTCAATACCCGACTAATGGCTAAACTAATTACCGGAGACTGGTCAATACTTCCTTTTTTATCGCCGCTTTCCAGAAAAGGGGAATACGCCTGTTTTTGGTCTAGCGCCTCTAGCTCATTCTCTATTTCGGTCGATTCTTGTCGGATGTCGCTAAAATACGCGATTTTTCGGAGGGTTTGGCCTTCTGGGGTGCCGAAATCTGGAAGGGTGCTATATTTAACGCGGATCTGGCTTAATTTGTCTAGCAATTCTGACTTTCGAGAAATATCTTCCGGTCGAAGTATTCCCGGACCTATGGCTCCTTGTGCCCAGTCAGACTGTATTTCCTCTGCATAAAGGACATTCTCGTGGTCTACGCCATTAATCGCGACGGGCCGATCTGTTACCCGAGTATGCACGAGTGTATTTTCGGGAAAACTATGCGCGGCATGCCCGCCGGGTTGTGTTTGCGCCTCAGTAAGTGGTTTAAAGGCGGCCATAGCAGCTTGTTCAGAGAGCTTCTTAATAAGCTCCTGCGTATTTTTGTGGAGTCCGCCCGTTTGTCGATCCGTAAGTGCAATTTCCCTGTAATTTAACTTCGAAGGCCCTATCTTTAGAGGATCAAGAATATTACCTGACCACCTCGGCGCTTCCGTACCCGCGAGTTCGCCCCTTTCCCTTAATAACCCGGTAAGTTTAACTTTAACTTCTTCCAAGGTGCCCGCCACATCCATGACCGCCACTCTGTCCTCTTCAGGACCACGATCCTCCATAATTGTCCAATCTGCATCAAGCTCATCCTCGTATAGCCTTGTTTGGACAACGCTAAAGTTTGTAGGCCGTGTGGGCTCTTCCAATTGACCGGGTTCAAAGCGCTGCCCGAGAGTGGGATCAATCCCTACGGAATACCCTCCGTATACCATCCCCTCGGGGCCTTCAAGCGCAGCGAGTTGACCAAGCACGACGCCTTCCCCTGTCCCCGATTCCTTTGTTGCTCGATAGTCTTCCCCTACCTCAAGACGGTTCTCATCAATAAAATCCGCGACCGCTTCCTTGGTAATTGGCTCGTCCCGTGACAAACCCAAAAAGGTCAAAAGACCAAGGCCGCCCAGTTCGACTTTGTTGATCCCCTTATCTTGGAATAGCTGTTGCCACTTTTTTCCTGTTGCACTAGGCAATGTCGCCTCCTGCACGACACGCTGGGACTTGTTAAAGAATCCTGCGGGATCTCTTTTTAACAACTCGGCAGCGGTTTTTATAACAGGACCGCCAACGGCCTTTTTTACAGGCCGGTCAGGTAACGGTTCGTCGCTATAGGCCCTTTGAACCCGGCTTTTCGGGTAAATCCTCATTCTCTGATATGTCCCTTCTTCCTCCAAAACCCTTACTTTGCCCGTCTTGGTGTAGCCCATGAATTGCCCGTAAATGCCTTGGTTTTTTATCT